GCAATCTTGTTGAAGTGCGTGATTTCACAGAAGAAGCGCCGACACTTCAGGCAATCTTGGACGATCTTGATGCTCTGGGACGTGAAGGGGTTCACCCACAGTTGGTGATCATTGACTATGCCGACTTGATTGTGCCGCGCGGGAGCTATCATTCCGAACATGAGGGACAGTCAGAAGTACATAAGGAGTTATCCCGCATCGCGAAGGCACGAAATGTTGCCATCTGGACAGCTTCTCAGGTGAATCGCGAGGGCATTTCAATCAACAAACATACATCACCAATGGCTATCCTTGGTAAGATTCAGGGAGCCTTCGCCAAGGTTTTCACTGCGACTTTCGTGGTATGGGGAGCACAGACCGCTGCGTTACGGGAAAATAAGGAGAGCTTGTTCTTAATGGCTAAGGCAAGGCGTGGTGGTTATGCGGGCAAGCACTTCTTCGTGAAGTGGGATTATTCCCGCGCCTATTTCCGATCAGCCGAAGATGAGGAAGATGAATTGGCTCGTGATGGTGACACTACACAGGCCAACACTTACAAGCGAAACTCGGCATATGATGATCCATTCAAGAACACCGAACGCGAAGATTATGAAGAGGACGAGGGCAGAGGCAGGCGACGCAATTGAGTGCGCTTGATTCTGCGATTAGCCGTTGGGATGTGGTTCGGTTTCTTCGACGCCACGGTCTTGAAGTGCGCTTGACAGAAACAGGTGAAGCGCACACCCAATGCCCGCGTTGCCATGACTCGAAATACCGTCTCTACATCAATCGTCGTACGAAGAATTGGATTTGTTTCAACTGTTCTGTCAAGGGTCGCAGTGCGGTCTCCTACGTGAAATGGGTGCTGGACTGCGACGATGCGATGGCCGTGCGCGCCATTGTTGAGAGCAGCGACAGGTCAATTCGAGATGACGAGGATGAGGACATAGATGAATTACCACGACCAACCGAGGAAGAGGTAGCTCTACCGCTAGGTTATCGTGCCTTGAAACTTCCTGCCGACGCCAAGTCGCAGCCGTATTGGGAATACGTGATTAATCGAAATATCACTCCTTCGATGGTGAGGCAATATGCTATCGGTTATTGTCGTCGCGGTGTTTGTCGCGGTCGTATCATTGTACCGATCACTGTGTTTGGCATTCGGCGGGGTTGGGTGGGGCGCACTATTTCGGACGACGTGAAACGCAAGTATTTGAATCCCCCTAACGTGCATATGAGCCGCTTGCTCTTCAATATCGACAACGTAATGCAACATGGGGCGGAAAAAATTATTCTTGTAGAAGGAATCTTTGACGCATTGCGATTGCCAGATAGAGCGGTTTGCACGTTCGGAAAGAAAATCAGCGTGCAGCAAATTGAATTACTCGGTGAAGCAGGTTTTCGAAAACTAATCTTTTGTTATGATGGGGATGCAATTGCGGATGCGGCGCACTACATCAAGGAAGCCATTCCACTTTCAATGCAGTGCTATCGTGCTGCGTTACCTGCGGAGTATGATCCAGGGAATGCACCGCTCACGGTTCTATCAAAAGCAATTCGAGACGCAGAACCTTGGAACCTAGCATCGGTGGGAGTGTAACCATGCCTAACCGAATCATCATTCCTGATCCATCACTTAATTATTATCGCGTCAAACTGACCGAGACCGTTGGCACCGGTGATACTGCCGTGATCATAGAGGGGTGGGTTAGGCACGTTTGGGCTAAGGACAGGTACGAGGCGGCTAGCAAAGCGTTGCTTTTTCATATGAAGCGGAACAAGGGGAGCCAGCCGCGCTTGGTGGCGGTTGAGTTGGAGACGTACTCGCGCCCCATCGAGATTTAAGGGGCTTGACTCTAACGTTCGGCACGTGCATTCTACTATTGTAGGGAGAGAGAAACAGATGCCTGAATCTGAAAAGTCATTGATACGTGAATGGGGCACAGGGGCCACTCGCAGTGCGGACGCCGAACGTGATGATCCTGAAGGGTTCCTAAGCCCTCTCGCGATCAATCGTTTCAACGCCTATATGTCCAAACACCGTCATCAAGCCGATGGAGGCCTGCGGGATAGTGATAACTGGCAGAAGGGCATTCCTCTCACGGCATACATGAAAGGTATGTGGCGGCACTTTCTCCATTTGTGGATGCGGCATCGTGGTTGGGTAGTGGACGACGCGCTGGCAGGGGAAGACATCGAGGAAGACCTGTGCGCCATCATTTTCAATGCGCAAGGTTATCTCCACGAGATTTTGCGGGAGCGTTACATGATCAGGAGGGACGTAAAAGATGGCTCCGAAAGTCGGTAAGACCAAGGCTGTGACTCCTCTCTTTGATGATGTGTTCATTCGAGAAGAGGACGTTACATCGGAAATCACGGGTCTTATGCAGCGACTCAAGATCGACGCTAACAACTTGGCGGAGGAGGCGCAGGATCATTCGGCGCTCTTCGCACGGATTGCATTGTTAGCCGAGGAAGCGTCTAGCGACGCCCGCTTTGCCAAGCGCGGTTTAGAACTCGCGAAAGCCGAACTTGACGGCAAGATTCGACGTGCGGCGGCGTTGGATGGCGGTAAGAAGCCTACTGAGGGACAGATTGAGAACGAGATCATCACGGATGGTGGGATTACATCGCTCATTGAAGAGTGGCTACAGGCTGAGCGCAGTGCTGGCATTCTTTCAGCACTGCGACAATCACTTACCCACCGACGCGAAATGTTGGTGGAACTAATGCGCGATGCCAGACATGAAAATGCTGCTTATGGGCACGAATAAGGGGGAAGAATTGACACCGGACTTGTTCTATGTACTTGATTTGGGGGACGTTTTGGCTATACCGATTAGCCGCGTTCTTCAGCCCACGCTAGCGAACGCCGTGGGTCACTTGCTTTCGTTCGCAATCAATGGCGCGTTATGGATCGGCTTCATCGCCGTCGCCGCCCGCGTCATTTAGTTAGGGAGGAAAACACATGGCACGCAAAATCAAGGTAGGAACCGTTGATACCGTCAGAGCCGCTGAAACACAGCGGGAACTTGAGAAGGGCGACCGCAAATATTGGACGCCGAGTGATGGCCGAAATCAAGTGCGCATCATGCCGCCGCCTGCGGGACATGATGAGTATTTCGCACGCGCGGGCTTCCATTACGGGATTGGCCCTGAAGATCGCATGTTCCCGTGTCCGAAACTCGGCGGATCGCGTCGGTCTTGTTTCCTTTGCGAAGAGGCAGATCGCCTCATGCGCTCGAAGGACGAAGACGACATTGCTGACGGCAAGGAACTTCGGGCAACGAAGCGCTACTTGATTTCAATTGTTGATATTAACAAGCCGAAGGATAAGTTCCAAGTTTGGCCTTCTGGGGTCAAGGCGTTCCGTGAAATCAACTACTACTTCTCCGATCCTGAGTGGGGGGATGTGAGTGATCTTGAGGAAGGTTACGACTTCATCATCATTCGCAAGGGGCAGAACCTCAACACGGAATATAGCGTTCGTGTAGCGAAGAAGGCGTCTAACTTCACCGATTTCTTGGAAGATAGTCTCGGTGACGACTACAGTGACGATCTGTTTGACGATCTTCCAATCCTTGAAGAGTTCTTGACTTACCCGACTGATGCTGAGATGGAAGCCGCTTACAACGGCGTCTCCACAGGTACGCGGGGTAAAGACAAGAAGAACAAGGACGATGCGGACGAAGATGAGGACGAGGACGAAGACGAAGAAGAGGCCGAAGTCACCAAGCAGGCTCGATCCACGAATCGAGCGGCGAGTCGTTCCAAGGAGAAAGAGGGCGATAAGCCGCGTACTCGACGTGGGACTGCCAAGACTGCTGAGGATGCGGATGAGGACGCGGATGAGGACGCGGATGACAAGCCTCGCGCCTCTGGCCGGAGCAGCGGGCGTGGTAGCACGAGCGGGCGCACCAGCAGCCGTCTTCGCCGAGGGCTTCGCGGCAGTTAAATCCGCATCGTAGTTAGTGATAGAGGTGGGGCGGTAGTCCCGCTCCACCTCTTCTTTTTCAAGGAGAGACCATGCCCAAGAAAGTAGGCAAGGCGCGTCGCCGAACTACTAGCAAGGACGTACACGCGGAGCGCCAGACAACGGGCGTAACTTTCTATCACGATGCGGCGGAGCGTTTGAACAAGAAGGTTGGCGAGAATACGGTCGTAGACGAAGAAGAATTCGTCTTATCGTCCGTCAAGGAGTTCATCTCCACGCAGTGCTATGGTCTTGATTACGCGATGCACCTACCCGGCATTCCAGTCGGGCGTGTCAATTGTATTCGCGGCGACTTCATGTCTGGAAAGAGCACTTTGGCTCTCCACATCATGGCCGAAGCACAGAAGATGGGCGGCTTTGCTGTCTACATGGACACGGAGTACGCCTTTGATAAGAAGCGTGCTGAGGCTATAGGGATCGAGACGACTGAAGACAAGTGGATGCTGATCCAAGTCGAGACCGTGGAGGCCGCAGTCCAGTCCGTGCGTGAACTTGTCGAGACAGCACGCGAGATGCAAGATACCGGCGTTGATCGCTTAGTTTGCATCGTGTGGGACTCGGTAAGTGCTACATCTACAAAGGCCGAGATGGAGGCTGAGTTCGGTGAATCTCGACCTGGCCTCCATGCACGGCTTCTCTCCGCAGCCCTGCGCCAGTTGACGCCTAAGATTGCGAAGTACCGCATTTGCTTGATCCTAGTGAACCAGGAAAAGGATCGCGTTGACTTCTTCAGCATGGGTAAGGATGTGAAGACCATGATCGCGGAAAGGCCGATCATGTTTCACTCTAGCGTTGTCCTACGTCCTCAGCATAAGATGATGATTCTCAACAGTAAGAAGGAGCCGACAGGCATTCGTGTCGTCATTACTGTGCGGAAGAACAAGTTAGCTGCGCCTTTCTCAAAGACTGAGGCAATCATTAACTTCGCGGATGGACTGGACAATAACGCTAGTATTTTGAGCATCGCGCAGCAGAAGAATATCGTGAAAAAGTCGGGCTCTTGGTATGTGTACGAGGGCAAGAAGTTTTATGAGCGCGACTTCGGAAAAATCTTAGTAGAGCATCCTGAAATAATGGACGAACTTGAAGCCATTCAACAGAAGGATTTGAAAGAGAAGACCGCTGTTCCGGATGAGGGTGCTTACGATGACGGTGACGAGAGCGAAGAGGAAGACGAATAGTGAACGTTCTCACAAAGGTTAACGTTCAAGACTACCAGTCCATAGGTTCCGCTGAACTTGATCTCGGCAAGCTCACGGTTATTGTCGGACGCGGGAATTTAGGGAAATCGGCAATGATTAGAGCCATTACAGGTTGCCTCTTCAACGAGACCGGAGCCGGTTGCATCCGTCAAGGCCAGAAGAAGGCAACGGTTACGCTCAGCTTTGACGATGATCAGGTGGTAACGTGGACTAAGGACGACAAGACAGCGCGTTATTCCGTTGACGTGGCTGGAGCGACGACTGACTACACCAAACTCGCTGGTGGCGTTCCTAGTGAGCTACAGGACTTGTTTGGCATCAAGACCATTGAGATAGACAAGACGTTTTCGATTCGTCCGCAGGTTCACGGACAATTCGATTCCCCTCTCCTCTTGGCCGAGAGCAGTGGCAAGGCCGCTCGTGCCTTAGCGAAGCTCACCAAGCTCGAAGTAGTCGTGCAGGCGCAGATGGCGGCGGCTCGCGATCTCCGGCGCACAAAGCAAGAGGCAACGGCACGCGCGCGTGAGATTGAGGAGCTTACTACACGCATAAACGAATTCCCTGACCTAGATCGAATAGATGTACAGGTTGCGCGGGCGCGTGAGGTATTAGAAGGTGCGGATCGGAAACTCGACAACCTCGGTGTTGCTGAAGATGCTTATCACCTCATGGTGGATGCGATGCGTCGCCTTGAGATTGAGCCGCCTACGGTTGACGAACTCGACGGACTCACTGACCGTTTGAACAAGATGCAGAATGCGATCCTCGCCCGCAACGTACTGGCGAAAGCGCAGGACAGTATGGAACTTACGCGCATGGCAGCGAAGCGTGCTTTTGCAGATCAGGTGGACGCGGAAGAAACTCTTGAGAACTTCCTGTCCGAATTGGAGATTTGTCCTATTTGTGGTCAGCCAATCAATGGGGATTAGTGGGATGGTTTCTGTCTCTACAATTCTTGATACCATTATTTTGGGCGATTGTATGTCGATTATGCCTGAACTGCCTGCGGCTTCTGTGGATATGATACTGTGCGATTTGCCTTATGGTACAACTAAATGCAAATGGGATGCGTTGATTCCGTGGGCTCCGCTTTGGTTTGAATATAAGCGGATCATTAAGAAACACGGAGCTATCGTATTATGCTGTACGCAGCCGTTCACTTCAGCGTTGATAATGAGCAATCCGAAGTGGTTCAAGTATTGTTGGGTTTGGGATAAAGTGAAGCCTAATGGTCACTTGGTTGCTAAAATTCGTCCCATGCAAAGAACGGAAGAGATTGCTGTGTTTGGCGAGGGTAAGATACCATATTATCCAATTATGACTAAGCGGACGACCAGCGTAAAATCTAAGGAGTATTCACGCACTGCTATTATGGGAGGTACGCAAACGGATTTTGAGGGGGCATTGCGTAGCGAAAGATACCCTCACACTCTCCTTGTTCATAGTAATGCGAATCAGGGTAATAAACTCCACCCTACTCAAAAACCTGTCGTTCTTTTTGAGTATTTAATTAGAACTTACACGTTAAGTAAGGCGGTTGTCCTTGATAATTGTATCGGTTCTGGCACGACAGCAGTCGCAGCTATAAATACGGATCGACATTTTATCGGCATTGAGTCCGAAGAAAAATATGCTGAAATAGCTGCACGACGCGTTGAGGCGATGTTGGATGCTTAAATTTGCTGTCCTGAATGACTTGCATCTCGCGGATAATTCACCGCTTGGTCGCCGTCCAGGTTATTGCGATCAGTTATTCGACAAGTTGCTCGGCGTGGCCACGGAGATGCAGGAGAATAAGGCATCGGTACTTGTCCTGACAGGAGACGTGTTCCACGTTAAGCGCCCTGATCGTGTATCGCACACATTGGTGAATCGATTGATCGATGTGTTCAAGAACGATTTCGAGTGCAGCATTATGATCTGCCCAGGAAATCATGATCTCTCCGAGGCAGGGATTGATTCTCTGCCACGCCAGCCGCTCGGCAGCTTCTTCCAGTCTGGGGTAGCCGCACCTCTTGTTAAGAACGAATGTTGGGTGCACGAGCGACACAACAAGACGAGTGTGCTCTTCTTGGGACGGCACTTCGATACGGATGGCGACTTTGATCCCTTCTATTACCTCCCATCCGAAGAGGAAGCATCCGTGGCGAGCCGATGCAACGCGAATGTGATCATCGAGGTAGCCCACGGGAGCATCGTGCCACCGGACGGAAAGCCTGTTTATCCGCACATAACCGCGAACAAGATTCCGTGGGAGGATGGTGCCCTCGTTCCAGACCTATTGTTGTGTGGGCATCTTCACGAGGATTGGGGTATTCACAAAGTCAAGGATGGCCCAATCTATGTCAATCTTGGTTCTTTTGGTCGCCCATCACGAAACCAAATCAAAATCGATTCTCGTGACTTCCTTGTAGTAACTATAGGTGATGATTTGAAAATCACTTTGGAACGGGTGCCAATTCCAAATATGCTCCCTGCCGCCGAGGTCTTCTTAGAGAAGGTCGAGGAGTATGAGGATGAGGCTTTGGCCGAATTCGCAGCGCAATTGGCGAGCAGCATTATTTTGGAGGAGAGTTCCTTGGACGAGGCGCTGGACGCGCTTGGCGATGTGCCGCCGAAGGTAAAGGCAAGACTTCGAAAATATCTTGAAGAAGCGGGTTTGTGAGATGTTATTCAAGACTATTGTTGCTGATCCTCCTTGGCCATACAAGAGCAGCAAAGCTATTGTCGGAAATGCAGGGCGGGGAACAAACAAACTAGCAAGCGGTGGCATTGCGACGCAGGTAGCGGCTGCGGATCAGTATCCCCTTATGTCGATGGATCAGTTAAAGGCTTTGCGTGTCATAACCTATGCTGATCCTAATTCGCATCTTTATCTTTGGTTTACCAATGCCTTTGCAGTTGAGGCGCATGAATTAGCGCGTGCCTGGGGGTTTCACCCAAAGACAATTATTACGTGGGTTAAAATCACCGCAGAGGGTTGGCCGAGCATGGCGACAGGTTATTACTATCGTGGAGCAACGGAGCACATCCTTTTTGCTGTGCGCGGTTCGTTACGTTTACAAGGGCCTCCGCGTCCTACTGCTTTTGCGACGAAGCGGCTGCCGCATTCAGTGAAGCCGGAGGAAAGCTACTGTTTGATTGAAGAACAAAGCCCTGGCCCTTATCTTGAACTCTTTGCTAGGCGCAAGCGTTCAGGGTGGGCAGCATGGGGAAATCAAGTAGAGAGTGATGTGAACCTATGACTCGCAATGCTGAAGACGACATCAAGAAAATCAACACCTTGCGGCAGCGCGTCAAAACCGCTGTCGAAGCAGCAGCCGGCGCACGTGTTCATCACGAGCAGGCACAGGAAGACCTTGAGGTGGCAAAGACTGCTGCACGTGATCTCGGCATCGACCCAGACAATCAGCGTGTTTTCGAGCGTTGGTTAGATTCCGAAGCGTCTGAAATCGAGAAGTTGATTGAGAAGGCCGAGACCAACCTTAACCATGCACAGGAGGCGCTTGGTGATTAGCATTTACTTGTCCGGAGGGTTTTACGGCGATTACAAGAAAACAGCCTACGCCATTCTCGGTAGTGAATTCCTGCTGCTAGACCCAGAGAATCGTACTTGCAGGCCTATTCCGGGTGAGTACGTCGGGGCGGATTTGCGGGACATTGAGAATGCTTACCTTGTGTTAGCGCATCAGGATGAGTATCCAAATGTCTATGGGATGGCTGCTGAAATTGGATAT